GTTTGGTAAGACAGGATCAGTCAATGAAGTTGTCGGTTTACCTGCAGAACGATGCGGTAAAGAAGCAGATCAATCAGGTGGTTGGTGGAAAGAACGGGACAAGATTTATTTCCAGTATCGTAAGTGCGGTGCAGAGCACACCGGCATTACAGGAGTGTACAAGCCCTAGTATTGTAAACGCTGCATTACTTGGAGAGGCGCTGAATCTTTCACCGTCCCCACAGCTTGGTCAGTTTTATATGGTCCCGTTCGATAATAAGAAGAAGGGCTGCAAGGAAGCGCAGTTCCAGCTTGGATATAAAGGGTATATTCAGCTGGCAAAGCGAAGCGGCGTATATAAAAAGATCAATGTCCTTTCCATTAAGGCAGGCGAACTGATTTCCTATAATCCATTGGAAGAGGAACTGGAAATCAATTTGATTGAAGATGATTATGTTCGAGAGAATACACCGACTATTGGCTATTATGCAATGTTTGAGGAAGTAAACGGATATAGACACAGTATTTATTGGTCAAAACAGAGAATGCTGGCACATGCAGAAAAGTATTCTTTTGCATTTTACAAAAACGGCGGAGCAAAATCGTTAGAATTGCTTGAGGAAGGAAAGATACCGGAAAAGGATATGTGGAAATATTCTTCATTCTGGTTTAAAGATTTTGATGCAATGGCACATAAGACAATGCTCCGCCAGCTAATCAGCAAATGGGGGACGATGAGCATTGATCTTCAGAATGCCATTGATAAGGATATGGCAGTGATCCATGAGGACGGAAAGACAGAATATGTGGATGCAGTGAAGGTGGAAGATGATGGAGTGGTATCCGATCAGGAGTTACAGGAGGTCCAGGAAGACCAGTCGGCAGCGTCAGGAACACAGCAGCCGGATCCGAAGGGTATTGAGGCATCATTTTTTGGATAGATTTAAGAAAGGGGAAAAAGAATTATGCAGCACATTAACTTAGAAACATTTGCAAACGGAGCATTTACCGCACAGGTAAACCGGGCGATTGAAGAGGTCACGAAGAACATCCAGGATCCGAACACGGATGCCGGCACAGCGAGAAAGATTACGGTAACGATCGCATTTAAGCCGAATCAGGAAAGAAACTTCATTGCAACCGGAGTTCAGACGAAGACAACCCTTGCACCGGCACTCGGAGCAGTCACTGCATTGAGCATGGGAAAAGATCTCCGCACCGGCGAAGTGGAAGCAGTCGAGATCGGCAACCAGATTCCAGGACAGATGTCTGTACAGGACGTTCCGGGAGTTGTACCAGAAGCAGGAACTACAGTGGTAGATGGAAAAGTAATTGATAAAGCTACTGGAGAAGTTGTGGCGGATTCGGTTCCGGAACACGCAGGCAAAGTAATTGATTTAAGAACAGCAAAACAGGCATAGGAGGAGTAAAAACGATGGAAGGATTAAAAGAAGCAATTGAATTTATCACAAATCTGAAAGAAGGCAGCATGGAGCCGAAGGTGCTTGATATCAACGGTAATACATACTGTAATAAAAATCTTACAAGATATCATTATTTCCCGAAGGCAGATTCCCTGAGTGTCAACACCCTGACATCCATTGTGGACTATATCAAGGGGAAACCGGAAGAACTCCGGGAGACCATGATTCTGCATGTAATCAGTCCGACAGAAGTAAGATTGTATTCCGGACTGGTGGACGAACGCAACAGGGAGGAGCTTATGAGGGCAGATGCCATTGTAAATGAATTCCAGTTTGACCGTTGTTATGACCAGGAACGTTTTCTGATCGAGCTGCAGGCAAACTTCATTGAATCCGATGATCTGACTGTCCTGAAGCAGGTTGCCGGAAATATCGAGTCAGGAACAACGGCGAATTATGATGATGATGGTGTCAGCCAGAAAACCACGATCAAGAGCGGGATTGCAAATAAGACGGATGTGATCGTACCGAATCCGGTGAAGCTCAGACCGTATCGTACCTTTGCAGAAATCGAGCAGCCACAGAGCAGTTATGTATTCCGGATCCAAGACAGTGACCGTGGACCATCCTTCAAGCTTGTGGAAGCAGACGGCGGTTTATGGAAGAATGCAACCATGAAGAAAATCAAAGAATATCTGGCATATGAACTGGCGGAGGAACTTGAGAAGTACCACATTACGATTATCGCGTAGAAAATAACATCTCCTTAAAAATAATATATCACACGTAACCTGATAACAAGAAAGCAAGCCGGCATTATGCAGCATCTGTTGTGTAAGTGCCGGCAGAAAGGAAAAAGGGAATGACATCGGTAATGTTTACAGTTCCAGGCAAGCCGCAGGGAAAAGCCAGGGCGCGGACGTATTATAATGTATCGACAAAGAAGCACTGTTCCACTACGCCGGAGAACACGGTTCTGTATGAGAACTTCATCAAAGATCGGTATCTGCAGATGGCAAAGGGAGCGTTCCTGGAAAGAGAAAAGCCTGTGACGCTCCGGATTATTGCAAGGTATCTTCCGCCAAAGAGCGTATCGAAGAAACGGAAGCTTGATATGCTAGAAGGAAGAGAGCTGCCGCTGAAGAAACCGGATATGGACAATATTGTGAAGGTGGTAGCAGATGCACTGAACGGGGTTGCTTATCACGATGATACGCAGATCGCACTGGTTCAGGCAAAGAAATGTTATTCGGCAGTAGAGGGACTGGATGTGACAGTTGAGGAGTATACCGGATAAAAGGAAGGTGGTAGCATTGAGGGATGATAAATTTCCGAGATGCAGAATTTGTTTTGATACGGCGAGGAAATTACAATCCAAGGATTTCCGTATCCGATACAAAACACTGAGAAATGTATCAGATTACTTTATTTCTAAAGAATCAGTAAGACGGTATATTTTCAAACATAAAGGCAGAAAGTGTTATCTTTGCGGTTCGACAGAAGATTTGCAGATTGATCATAAAATATCGGTTTACAAGGGAGCTCTTGAAGGGATTCCTTATAATGAAATCAATTCATACGAGAATCTGATGCCGATATGCAGAAGGTGCAATTCCGCAAAGAGAGTGGAGGAAGCATAGAAAGTGGCAGGACGACCAAAACAAGGAATTGATTATTCCGGATGGTCGGTTGACATATTCGATGGCGATAAGAAGATAGACAAACTTCTTGATGCAAAAGGATGGAAGGGATTCGGGATCTACTTCTTTTTGTGTCAAAGGGCATATAAAGTAAATGGATATTTTTATGAATGGGGCTATGACGACTGTGCAACGACAGCAAGGCGGATGGGCGGCGGCATCAGTTCCGGTACAGTAAAAGAGACTGTGGATTACTGCCTGCAAGTGGATCTTTTTGATAAAGGGTTATTTGACAGGTGGGGGATCTTGACCAGTAGAGGTATCCAGCGTCGTTTTTGGGCGGTACTATCCGAGCGGCGGAGTAAAACAGTATATGGTGAGTATTGGCTTTTGAAACCCGAAGAATGCAAAGGTCTAGTTAAAGTCAGCTTATTTTCGGATGTGCAACCGACAAATGATGATGTGCAAGGGACAAATGAGGATTCGCTTTATAGAAAGGAAAGTAAAGTAAAGAAAAGTAATGTATATAAGGGCGCTTTCAGCGATTCTTCCCTTGAATCAGCTTTTCAGTTCTATCTCCTTGTCCGATCACAGAACTGGGGAGAGATCTCTGAAGAGCAAGTAAATGCTTTGAGAGAGGATTTATTATCATTGTCCTCTGATCTGGCTGAACAGAAAGCAATTCTGAATAAAGCTGCAGCTGGTGGATGGAAGAATTTATATCCTGTTCAAAGCAAGAGAAGGCCAAAAACAAAGAAGCAGCCAGAGAAACAGGGAAAGTTTAAGAATTTTGAAGAGCGTGAATATGAGGACATGACAGATCTTACAAGGAAGTTGATGCAGCGATGAAAAAGAAGAATGGGAAACGGAGTACGTTCCTGAGAACTGGAAGCAGGAAGAAACGGAAGATTATTAAGCGTGGGAAGTAGGAGGATTGATCATGCTGATAGAAAAGACATTAAAAGAGGCATTGGCAGATTACATAAAAGGGAAACCAGTGACAGTATTATGGACGAAAGAGGACGGAAGCATGGATGTTCGGTTATTGTCGGACATCCTGGAACAGGAAGGAAATCATTTTCTGGTAAACGTTCCGGCATATCACAATCCGGAATTTGCACAAGCAGTAGCTGAAATGGTAGAGCAGAACAGACCAGAAAACTGCAGTGCGGAAGTAGCACCGGCAGGGACAACGGAGAAGGACGGAAGTACCACCCCCCCCTCACAGAGCCGGATCCAGAAGTGATTCCGGCAGAACATAAAAGGGAGAAAGCCCTGGAACTGGCAAAAGAAGGAAAAGGTGCTGCGGAGATCGCAAGAATGATCGATGCAAAATACAGTACCGTGTATTCCTGGCTGAATCCGGATAAGTGCAAGAAACCAAAGTTGGAGAATAAGACAGCTAGTAATGCGGACCGGCACAAATGTAAGACCTGCATGTTCCGGACGACAGGATATAATGCGAAGGGAGCCGGATGTTCCTATATCGAGATAACAGGACACAGCAGGGGGTGTTCCGTGGAAGAATGCAGTGTGTATCAAAAGGGCGATGCAGTGTCAAAGCGGAAGATGAAAGGATTTTATGAGTAGGTGGCAATATGACTAAGAAAATGATCGAAGAACAAGAAAGGGCCAATAATGAGCTGGGCAGATAAGCAGTTAAAGAAACATAAGCTCCGAAAGCAGATTAAAGAGATCATGGATAGTCCGGAGTTCCAAAAGGAACGTCAGAAGGAACTGGACAAACACACAGCAGAGGCAATGAACTGTTTTCTGCTGATCAGCGTAGATTACCTGTACCGGAACTATCATTGCAAGAGAAAGGGAGTTTTGAAATATCTGGAATTTGTTTTACACCAGATGCATTTCGCACAGAAGGACGAGGAATATTTTCAGCTGATGAATGAAGAGCTGGAGAGGGAAGTTGGTGTGAATATGCTGGGGACGTTGAAAGGAGAGAAAAATGAGAATAGTTAGTCAATGTGGCCAGGCGGATTTTCCTTATGAAAGAACATACATCTTATCAGATAGAGAAAATGTAAAGGCAGTATGTGACGGAAAATCATACGTGATTGGAAGGTATTCTACACACGAAAAAGCTATTAAGGCTATGGAGATGTGTAGAAAACAGTATATGGACGGTGAATACAATCGAAATTCACTATCTGGAGTTGCTGAGAGCATTGGACGGTTAAGTGAGGGACTTGCTTCGGTTTTTAAAGAGGGCGTTTGTCAAACATTTGTTTTTAAATTTCCGGCAGATGAAGAGGTGCAAGAGTATGGAAAATAAGAAATTAAAAGAATATCTGGATGAATTCAAGGATGATGCAGCACTCCACGTTATTGTCGCAAATCCACAGGACAGAAAAATATATGTACCGTATGAGTTAAATATGATCTGTGATAAGGGACAGAAAGATCCGGTGTTATGTATTGAAGTTGGGCAACCTCAGGATATGGATGCAGAATTGGTAGAGGCAGCTATGGAAGATGAGAGGGCGGCACAGCCGGAACTTCCAAAACTCAAAAACAATGAGGAGAGAAAAGAGTTTCTGGCGAAATACCGGGAGTGGCCGGTATGGTTTGAAGTTCCGCAGGCAGAGGAAACTTATTATAGATATATTCTTCCAGATGGATCAGCAATCGTTATCTGCGAGTATAAGCATTATAAATATGTTCCGGGAGAACCAGAAGGAACGCTGACTGTAGAGTATCTGCTTGAACCGGGATATAAGCATCTGCATAATTGCAAAACAAACCAGACTGCGTTGATCAGAAAGTTGATGGAGGTGCAAAGAAATGGGCAATAGATGGATTCCGACAGCAGACCGACTTCCGGATCAGCGTGGTGCTTATGGGCGTTTCTTATCCCGGCATTATTGGAATGACAAGGATAGAAGGTGATAATTTGCAGGAGAAACGAAGCAGAAAAGAGCAGCGGGGGGATAGACAGCAGCATTATGAGGAACTGGAAAGCCGGCATGATGCAAAGGCGTTGGAGAGATTCAAAAGACCGGCTTACCAGAGCGTAAGCGTTGCGGAATATTTGGCGAAGAAGTATGACATTACAGCGGAGGTGGATACCATTGCAGACCGAAGAAAAAGAAATGACGGAAAATGAGAAAAAGAAAGAGTATCTGAGACAGTACAGGATCCATGTCCGGAGGATACATAGAATCAATGCGGAAATAGCAGAGTTGCGATCTATGAAGATTTCCCCATCGATGAATAATGATGGGATGCCACACGGGAGCAGTCAGGGAGATCTGTCCGGTTATGCTGCAGAGCTTGACCGTATGGTATCGGAGCTGATAAAAGAACGATATGTACGGATGGTGGAATATCAGGAGATTGTACGGCAGATCAAAAGGCTGCGGAGCGAAAATGAGAAAGACGTGCTGTTTTACCGGTATATCCGTGGGATGGATTGGTGGGAGATTGCAGAGAAGATGAAGTTTTCAGAACGGCAGATCTATCGATTTCACGGGAAGGCACTGGTAAATTTTCGGCTTCCGGAAAAAGATGTCAGTGAATGTCAGTAGCATCTGTGGTATTATGATAACATCGAGAAGCGAAAGAAAAGAGCTTTTCGGATGTGACATTTTCACAATAAGTTCTCCGACGGTAAGTGTGGTAAAAAGGCGATCTGACGACAGGTCGTCTTTTTCGTTGCGTGATTTTGAACTGAATGATAATATAAAAGAAAATTGAAAGAAATAAGTCGGAGGATAATAGGATGATATTTGTGATATTGACAGTATTGGCTGCAGTTTCGATTGTGTACTGTTGCGATATTCAAGTAGTAAGAGGGTTTGATTTTTTTATTAACCAAAAAAATTCAATGTGGTATAGCATAGGTACAAGCATTATTGCTTCATATATTTTTTATATTATACAAGTATATATTCCGGGGATTTGTGAAAATAGGAAGGCTTTAATTTATTTAAAACCTCAGATAGATGTTTATTTGGAAGATGCTTATGAGATAGTTCAGATTGTGGAATCGGTGTGTAACATTGATAGAAAATTGGGGAAAATAATACCGAAATACGATTTTATAAAAATTGAAAGGTCAGATTGGAGAAATATTTATGCTGAAAAAATTGATTTAGTAAATTATAAATCGTTAATTGGTAGCAATAGTGAAAAAATTAAAGGGAATGAATATTATGGTAAGCTTGATAATAGAAAATTAGAATGTTTACAAGAATTATTCCGTAATCAGTTCATACAAAAATGGTGTCGAAATATAGAAATATATAAGAAAACTTGGATAGATGGAGATTTGATAAAAGAATATGATGAATTTAAAAAATTGATTTTAAAAGCAAGAAAAGTATTTAAAAAAAATTATACGCTAACGGTTTCAGGGTATGAAGAAGATGAAATGACGGAAAGGTTAAATTACGGAATATCGGAAGCGAGAAAGCTAAAAGGTATTGCTAGGGTTAATATAGGGAAAAAGTAATACGGCAAAACAACACGAATGAGAGGTGATGGTACATGGCGAGAGCACCGGATCCACGAATTGAACAGGCGAAAGCCATGTACCTACAGGGCATGAAGTTGGTTGAGATTGCAAACCGGCTAAGTTTGCCAGAAGGAACAGTTCGGCGTTGGAAGTGTACTCATAAATGGGAAAACGAACGTTCGGGTATGAGCTCGGATAAGAAAACGAACGTTCGGATAAGAAAAAGAGGCGGACAGCCAAAGAATAAAAATGCCGTCGGAAATGGCGGTGGAGCACCTGAACAGAATAAGAATGCTGAAAAATACGGATTCTTCAGCAAGTATCTCCCGGAGGAAACACGGGAGATTTTTTCTGCCATTGAACAGGCTGATCCACTTGATCTGCTATGGCATCAGATACAGATTGCCTATGCTGCGATTGTTAGGGCGCAGAGGATTGCATATGTTAAGGATCAGGCTGATAAGACCGTTGAGAAGGTAGAAGAGAAAGACGGGAATGTGATTGGTGAGAAATGGGAAGTGCAGCAAGCCTGGGACAAACAGGAGAACTTCCTGAAGGCGCAGGCAAGAGCACAAGGGGAGCTCCGGGCAATGATCAAGCAGTATGATGAGATGCTGCATAAAGATTGGGAAGCTGCAAGTGAAGAGCAGAAAGCCAGAATTGAGCAGATTCGTACAAATACCGCCAGAATGAGCGGTGGAAACGGTGATGAGGATGAAGGAGTAGAGATTATCAATGACGCACCAGAAGAAACAGGTCCGGATATCGGAGATCATAATTCCGAAGTATCTGCAGATATTTAACAACCGGAGTATCAAGCACATTATCCTGACTTCTGGGAGAGCGGGAACAAAGTCCAGTTATGCTTCCATCCGGTCAGATTATCAGCTTGTATCAGATGCCAACGGTTCCGTTGTTGTGCTGCGTAAGCATCATAACAAGCTCCGGAAGACGGTATACAGAGAAATGCTGCGGGGAATCAGCCGTTTGCAGATACCGAAAAACAAGTTCCGGATTACGAAATCCCCGATGGAGATCACTTACAAAAAGTATGGGACAACGATGTACTTCGCCGGATCAGACGGTATTGACGATACAAAGGGTATCATTGACGAGGATAAACCGATTAAGCTGGTTGTCCTAGATGAGCTGACAGAGTTCTTTGATGATGGTGAGGGCGAAGATGAGCTGACCAACATTGAGGCAACGTTCGTCCGTGGAAATAAAGGTGGATTCCAGATGATTTATCTGTATAACCCGCCAAAGAATCCGAATGCTCCGATCAACTTGTGGTGCAAGAAGATGGAGAAGCGTGAAGACTGCATCCATATTCACACGGATTACCGGGATGTGCCGGTGGACTGGCTTGGTCCTGATCTGATTGCATCGGCGGAGATGATGAAGAAAGCAGATCCGAAGATGTACCGGTGGGTATGGCTCGGCGAAGCGATTGGCGTGGATGAGCTGATCTATTATATGTTTTCAGATCGGCACAGACAAAAGCCGGATCCGGACAGAAGATATGACCGGATTTACATCGGTGGTGACTATGGTCAGCAGAATGCAACAACATTTGAAGCATTTGGTTTAGATACTTACCGGAAGAAATTTCCGGGACTTGGAGAGTATTATCACAGTGGACGGGAATCTGGAAGACAGAAGAGCCCATCTGAATATGCAAGAGATCTGGTTGAGTTCATGAATGAGTTACATGAACAGTATGAAAACCGGATCTTTTATATTTTTCTGGATCCGTCTGCAAAAGGTCTGGCAGAAGAGGTCAGGAGAGCCACCAGAACCGGACTGGACTATCAGGTGCTTCAGCGGGATGCGGAAAATGATGTGGCTCTTGGAATCAGCCGGGTACAGAAAGCACTGGTATTCGATATCATGTCGATTTCCCCGAAGCAGGAGTATGCGGTGCAGGAGTTTGGAACCTACGAGTATGATAAGAAATCCATTGAAAAAGGAAAAGAAGTGCCGGTGAAGGAAGCGGATCACTGCATGGATGCCATACGCTATGTGGTTATGGGCGCCTGGAGCAAGATCAAACATTGGCTACCTAAAGATGAAACGCCGGAAGAAATAGACATACGCGATATCGGCAGCAGGGAGGTGAGAGAAGAGGATGAATATCTTTAATTATTTCAGGAAAAAAGGAATCGATACGGTAGATGCTTCATTCTACCGGAAGATCGATGAGTGGATCAGCTGGTACAATTCCAATGTCCGGCAGTTTACGTTCTACAAGGTGAATACCGGACGAGGTACAAGTAAACGATGCCGTAGGAAGAGCATGGGAATGGCAAAGAAACTGTCAGAGGATATTGCAGATCTGCTCCTTAATGAGAGAGTTATGATCACGCTGGAAGATGAAATGACACAGGAATTTGTGCAGAAGGTTCTGGATAACAATCACTTCCTGGTCATGGGAAATGACTACCAGGAACGGAAAGCGTATTCCGGGACCGTGGCATACATCCCTTATCTGTACAATGCGATTGTGCGGGAAGATGGAACGATATCTGCAGGTGAGATTGGAATCAACTATGTGGATGCCAAGAACATCTATCCGGTCAGCTGGAATAATGGGGAAGTCACGGAATGCATTTTTACGTCCGTGCACACGGTGCGTCAGAAGAAATACGTGCAGATTCAGTTTCACCAGATAGGATCAAATGGGATGTATGTGATTGAAAACAGCGTCCTGGAATGCACAAAAGGCAGTGTGGAAGGTCGTGAACTGACAGAACAGGAATGGAAACAGCTGAAACCATTTGCAAATCTAGTAGCCAGAACAGAGACAGGATCCACAGAGCCGCAGTTTGTTATTGACAGGCTGAATATCACAAACAATGTTGGCGAATGTAATCCAATGGGAATTGCGATTTTTGCAAACGCCATAGATACCTTAAAAAAACTGGACACGGAGTTTGATTCCTACTGCAATGAGTTCGATCTGGGAAGAAAAAGAATCTTTGTCGCTCCGGAAATGCTGACGAATGAGGACGGATCCCCAACCTTTGATCCGGATGATGGTGTGTTCTATTCGCTTCCGGAAGATTACGATAAGAGCCAGACCGGTCTGATCAAGGAAGTGGACATGAGCCTCCGGGTAGAACAGCACAGTAAGGCAATCAATGATGACCTGAATTATCTGTCTCTGAAATGCGGATTCGGTACGGAAAGATACCGGTTTGACGGAGCAGGAGCGAAGACAGCAACCGAGATCATTTCAGAGAACTCAGATATGTACCGTATGCTAAAGAAGCATGAGATAATCTTGGAAGATGTCCTAAAACGGTTGGTCAGAATCATCATCCGGCTTGGTATCGTGACGGGGAATACACTGGACCAGAACACAGATATTGTGATTGACTTTGATGATTCTATCATTGAGGATAAGGGTGCAGAGCGTCAGCAGGACAGGCAGGACGTCAGCATGGGCGTGATGCGGCATGAAGAGTACCGTGCAAAATGGTACGGTGAAACAGTGAAACAGGCAAAAAAGAATCTGCCAGAGCAGAATCAGGTAATGGAGTAGGATGCGAAAAGAATACAAAGATCAAGTTGCCGATAAGATTGCAGCGCGGTACATAGGTCTGGAAGAACGGATCCTGCAGGACATTGCCCGGCGGATCAAAAAGACCGGCGAGATCACCAGTACAGCAGACTGGCAGATCAATAGACTTCGGATTCTGGGATATTCTTCCGAGGATATCGAAAGAGAGATCAAGAAAACACTGGATGCGTCTTATCCGGAGATGTTTGAGCTGTATGATAAAGTGATCGACTGGGAATACGTCCGGAATAAGGACGTTTACGAACAGATCAATGCAGAGTTTATCCCGTATGAGGAGAACAGGCAGCTGCAGCAGATCACGGATGCGGTCATTCAGCAGAGTCTGGAAGATCTGGAGAATGTAACTAAGTCACTTGGATTTTACCTGGATTATAATGGCAGAAAGGTTTTAACACCGCTGTCACAGGTTTATACAAATTATCTGGACAATGCCTGCTTTGACGTTGTGACTGGAGCATTTGACTATGGCAGTGTATTACGCCGGGTGGTTACGCAGCTGACAAACAGTGGGCTTCGGAAGATTGAGTATGGATCCGGATATGCAAGCCGGGTAGAAGTGGCTGCCAGAAGAGCTGTGATGACTGGTGTGGCGAATCTTACCGGAGAAATAGCAGACTACAATGCCAAGAAGCTTGGAACAGAGTATTTCGAGGTTGAATGGCATGCCGGAGCACGACCTGCGCATTCGGTATGGCAAGGACGTGTCTGGACAAAGGAGCAGCTGTATTCGGTCTGTGGACTTGGTACCGTGACCGGACTTCTGGGAGCTAACTGCTACCACACATACTATCCGTTCTTTCCGGGAATATCGGAACGCAACTGGTCGGATGACTGGCTCGAAGAACAGAACCGGAAGGAAAGCAAGCCAAAAGAGTTCCGGGGCAAAGAGTACACTCTGTACGAGACAAAGCAAAGACAGCGCCAGATGGAGACAGCAATGCGGGCACAGCGTGAAAAAGTGCAGATGCTTCAGGATGGCGGTGCTGATCGGCAGGAAGTTATGCTCCAAAAAGCCAAATATCAGGGACAGCTTAATGAATATGCGGCGTTTTCTCGGAAAATGAGGCTGAAAGAGGAAAGAGAGCGGATTTATATTGATGGACGAGGAAGAATTGCACCGAGTCAGTATGATCTGAAAATGAGAATTTCTATTCCAGACACAGTTGCTAAGAAAGCAGGTTTGAGCAAAGAAATTGAAGCGAAAATCAATGCGGCGATAAAGAAGTTGGATTCGGAATACGTGATTTACTTAGATTCTATTAAAGGCGGAAAACTAAAGAAAAATGATATTTTTGCAACAGGTGCTTACTTGGATGAAAATGGAATGCTGAGACATGGACTTGTTTTGAATTACAAACAAGATTATAGAAAAGTTGAAACTATTATGCCGAGATGGTACAATGATGGTGTAATGGCGGGAAAGAATTTTGAAGATTACATTGCGCATGAAATGGCGCATATAATGCCATTTCAGAACTGCGTATCAGAAGTGGAATATATAGAGTTAAATGAAAAAATAAGAAGGCAGTTCATAGCAGGAATTTCAGGATATGCAGATAGAAGCAAAGACGGTCGAGAGTGCTTAGCGGAGGCGTTTGTTAGATATAGAAACGGAGAGTGGATTCCAGATGAAGCAAGAAAACTTATCAGAAAATATATCCTTCATTGGCGGAGGGTTTAGAATGACATTGCCAAAGTGTATGCTGTGCAGTAATTTCAATGAAAATAGTGAAGAGATGACTTGTAAAGCATTTCCAGATGGAATACCGGAGGATGTAATTTTTTCTGGTTATGAAGAGGAATGCAAAAACGGAATTAAATTTAAAGAGTTTGAATAGTTGCCACCAGTCGAAATGACCGGTGGTAATTTTGTACTCATTTTTAGGAGGTTCAAATGATAACGATCAAAATAACAGATCACAGCATCTGCATGAACGGTCATGCCTGCCAGAAGAGTCCGGATGGTATCGATCGTGTCTGTGCTGCGGTATCAGCACTGACCTGCAACCTGATCAATTCCCTGAAAGATCTGACAGGTGACAGAATCCGGGGAGAAACAGCCAGCGGAATGACTGTGATCGAATGGGAAGATCTGTCAGATGGTGGAAAACTTCTGGTGGATTCATGGTTTCTGGGGATTGCAGTAATCAGCCAGGAATACAATTGCATACAGTTTGAGTAAACGAGCATCCAGTGAGGGTGCTTTTTATTATGTCCAAAACATGAAGACAGAAAAAGCTCTGGAAAACACTCATATTTGGAGGTAAGCATGAGAAAAAGAATGTTTTTACAGCTCTTTGAAGACGGCGGCGGAGCTGGCTCTGGTGGACAGGGTGGAAACGCTGGAGCAGGTAACGGCAGCCAGGGAAATGCCGGCGGAACAGGAAACCAGGGATCGTACAGTTTTGCGCAGGCAGAAGAGATTGCCAATGCGAGAGCAGACAGAGCTGAAAAAGCGGCGCTTCGTTCCTATTTTCAGCAGCAGGGAATGACAGAGCAGCAGGTGAATCAGGCAATTGCCGATTATAAGGAACAGCAGAAAAAGAATCAGCCGAATGTGACACAGCTGCAGCAGGATCTGGAAAATTCCAGAAATGAAGTCCAGCAGATGAAGAATGAGAAGTTCTTATCCGGAAAAGGTGTCAAGGCTGATGATCTGGACTATGTGACTTACAAGGTTTCCAAATTGGTAGATGATAACACGACATTTGAAAAGGCAGCAGAGAAGTTCCTAAAAGAGAATCCGAGATTTGCTGGTGGAGGTTCTTACCGGATTGCAGATTCTTCAGCAGGTAACGCTTCAAATGGTTCTGGCGGAAACATGAACGCTTCCATCAATGACCGGATCAGAGCTGCCGCGAGAAGATAATGGAGGTAGAGTAAATGCAGAATAGAAGAATGAATTTAAGATTGTTTGACACAGATGCAAACATCATTGACCGTACCGGAGCAGAGTCTCTGATTCCAATTCAGGAATCCAATGAGATCATCCAGGGAACGATCGCACAGTCAGCAGTCCTGTCAAGGGGTCGCAAGCTGGCGAACATGACAAGCAAGCAGTACAAAATGCCGGTACTGGATATGCTGCCGATCGCTTATTTCGTAAATGGCGATAACGGGCAGAAGAAAACTACAAAGCAGGCATGGGATAAGAAGTTTATCACCGCCGAAGAGATTGCGGTTATTGTTCCGATTCCGGAAGCAGTTCTGGATGATTCTGAGTATGACATCTGGGGAGAAGTAAAACCGAGAGTTACAGAAGCATTTGGGAAGGTTATCGACAGCGCAGTGCTGTTCGGTGAAAATAAACCGAACACATGGAGAGAAGACGTAGTTACAACTGCAACCAAAGCGAATGCAGTCGTAACATTAGGATCATCTGATAGCCTGTATGACAAGATCATGGCAGAAGATGGTGTGATCGCTCATGTCGAAGACTGCGGATACTTCGTAAACGGTCACATGGCAGATATTTCCATGCGGGCGAAACTCAGGGGACTGAAAAATGCAAATGGAGATCCACTGTTCAAACAGGATCTGCAGGGAACAACACAGTACGCGTTGGATGGATCGCCGATGAATTTCCCGAATAATGGTGCGTTTGATAAGTCGAAAGCACTTATGATTTCCGGAGATTTCTCACAGCTGGTATATTCCATCAGACAGGATATTACATTCAAGCTGTTTACGGAAGGCGTTGTCCAGAATACAGATGGCACAATCGCATACAACCTGATGCAGAACGATATGGTTGCGCTTCGTGCAGTAATGCGTCTCGGATGGGAAATTCCAAACCCGATTAACGCACTGAAGACCGATAAAACCAAGAGATGCCCGTTTGCAATTCTGAAAGCTGGCGAGTAAGGGAAGGTGATAATCCATGCAGATCACGTATGGATATTATGTAGATGAATATGGAGGAAGAACCATTCCGGAACAGGACTTCCGAAAAGCCGAAAGGCAGGCGGAAGCCTATATCCGGCATCTGACCTATGTGAAAGGAGATATTTTTTCCGTAGAAAATGACATGGTAAAGGATGCGGCCTGTGCTGCAGCAGAGGTTTATTACAAATACAATGCGCAGCAACAGTCAGGAACCCCGTTGGTGAAGTCAGAAAATAACGATGGCTACAGTGTGACCTATGTCACAGAGCAGACGGATGGAAAGACAGCGGAAGAGATGGTGAAGAAAAAGGTGTATGATGCGGTATATCCTTATCTTCTTCCTGCTGGATGGCTGTCAAGAAAGGTAGGGATGCGGTGTGATCACAAATGCGGATGTGACTGTTTATAACAGAATAAGCGGTGATTCCACGCATTACGATACCTGGAACCGAACTGTTCTGCATGGTGTCCACGTCTATGTGGACCATAAGACTGCAGTTACAGATAACGGACTGAAAAGTGCGGAAGTTTACAAAATTCGGATTCCTGCGGATATTCCGGAAGCAGGGCAGTATCTTCCGCCGGATCAGTTCGCCTGCTGTGGCGGTTATGGATACTGGACCATCCAGAACGATGATCAGATTGTCCTGGGAGAGTGCCAGATTGAGATTGAAAGGCCGGCAGATCTGAAGGCCGTGTTCCAGAAGCACTGCAAGGTAACAAGCTGGTCGGATAACCGGTTCGGTACAACTCCACACTGGCGGATTGGAGGCGAATAGGATGGCAGGAAAGAAAGACTTCCGGATCACAACGCCTAGAGGCAGTGTGTTTACCGTGACTGGTAAGGATG